GCATTGTGTCTAACGTTAAAAGAGGGTGCGCGCCCTGAAACATTAAACCGCTTTCCGTCTGCGTTAAATTGTCGTCTATCGCCTTTGCCGGGTCGTATGATTGTTCCCACCCGACGACGTGCAATAATGCGTCCTGTATTTCTTTAAGTCTATACATAAGCCCAAATATAACCGCCGCAAGTCTTTTTTATTCCCTTGCAACATTTAATAATATTACTATCATTCAAACCCGTTTCCCGTTGTGCATCTTTTACGGATAAAAAGGTTTTTATTAAATCGCCACAAGCGGAATACATCGCAATTTCTTTCGCTCGTTGGTGCAATCCGCCTAATCGCCCCGTCATATATACGCCAATCTTTTTATGTAAGCGGGATTTTGTTATTGGATTATTACAATTTTCTTTTGCTGTCACCCAACGCAAGTTGTCCGCATGGTTATTGGCTCGGTCGCCGTCGATATGGTCAACACATGGTTTGTTTTCGGGATTGGGGACAAAAGCCGCCGCAACTAAACGATGAACGTTTATTGTTTTACGAATACCACCATTACATAACACTACAATGTTATAGCCCTGTTTATTTGGAACTATTTTAAGCAATTTTGTTTTATTGCGTATATTTCCGAAATTACTTATTTCGTAATTAGGGAAATCGTTTATTACTTTCCAATTCTCCATATCAATGAATTAAAAAGGGGACGGGGGGGATAACCACCCCGTCCCCTCGGTTTAACAATTCGTTATGCTCCGGCGTTATGCGCCCACACCTCCGGCGGGAAATTCCCCGGCGTTGGTTACATATACCGGCATGCCTAATGGCTGGTCTACCGGACGTGCGGCAATTTCGGCCTTTATAATCGGGTTTGCTACTTTTGCAGCATCGCTGTTATAAGCTACCAAGAAAGCCACATCTACACTAAAGCCGAAATATTCCTTAACGGCACACGTCAAATCGGCAGTAGCATCGCCAGCAATTTGCGACTGGTCACCGACAGCCGTATAATAGTGTGAGCCGACCGGAAGATTAATATACGGCAAACGTACAACATCCCATTCATGGAAATTAGCGCGTGTCCGGCGTAACGCTTCACGGTCTACGCGAGTAAGTACGCCTACATTTCCATCGGCAACAGCGTAGAACGTTCCGTTTTTGCCTTCTTCGTTCGTTACGTTGTTCGTGTAGTGCAGTACTTTGTTGTCGTACTCCATACGCTTATTGACGTCGTTATATACGCCGTGTTGTGCAAGTTTACGTACAAGTGAATCTACACCGGCATTCCCGATAATGTGGATATATTCGGGATAACAGTTTGCACGCATAATCGGGTTAATGTCGCCCAAAATCTCCGTGGCCATTTGCGTAGGCACTTCGATTGTGTTTCCTGTAACCGTATAATTAAGCTTGTCTTTAAACACTTGCGTCTTTCCGGCTTCCAATGATGCAACGGCGGCCTTATCCAAAGCGTCAGCAAGTGCACGCGTTGTCTTTTCCATCTTACGGAAGAAATCGTGCTCATAGCTGATTTCGTTGTTTGTATAAGCCGCCGGAACCATAGTAAATCCGATTGCGTATGTCGCCCAAACAATAGTATAAAGCGATGAAGTGTTTTCATCGTCTTGAATAACGCAGGAGCGAACGTTAGACACTTGTACATTTCCATCGTAATCAATTACGGGGATTTGTACGGTATTGCCAATAGAAGCGAATGCACGCTCACGCAATTTAGGCGAAATTATAGAGGTCGCCGAATCGGTTTGCTCTATAAAAAAATCAAGTGCGCCATACTCGCAGGGGCGGGTCATATTCCTATCAAATTCAGGGTTTTCTACCCGCCAGTTTTGTAATCTTGTTGCTACTAAACTCATAATACTACTTTTTAAAATTGTTATCTAATAGGGTTGACCCGTTACCCTTGTTTGCTTTTTATGCCGTTTCCGGTAATGAAGAGATATTATTATCTTTCCAGGCTTGCGTCATAGCCGCGTCAAAATCAGCCGACCCAATAGTTAAACCTTGTGCTAAAAGATGGTTTGTTATAGCCTCATACGCTTCATTGCGGCTTTTGGCTCCGCTCACATCTAATACGGTCTGATTTCCCGTTCCACCCGTACCGCCATGAGTGCCACCACCACCGGCCTGCCGACCTTCGTCTAAAACGCCCATAGTTTTCAACTCTTTTTGTAACAAGTCAGAGGCACCAAACGGGTTTAATTGATTGTTAGGGTTTCGCATAATGGCTCCGGTTTCGTCCTTAAACGCCAAAATTTTGCCGCCCTTGCCATCGTCGATATATTCGGGATTCATGCCCTTTATTTTTTCCGTGGCTTGCTGCAAAATTACGCGTGTAACGGCTTCCGGAAGTCCGGCTTTAAACTTAATACCGCCTGCGGCTGTTTGTAACTCGCTATCGATTTTAATCGCAAACAGTTCCTTTTTGTGCGCCTCTTGAATATCCGTGTACTTTGTATTCAATTCGTTGTACTGTGTAGTAATGTTTGCTAAATCGGCTTTTGCTTGTTTTAAAGCCTTTGCGGTTTCGGCATCTGCTGCCCCGTCTGCAATCGCTTTTTCAAGTCGCGCCTTTTCTTTTGTCAATGCGTCAATTTGCGATTTATAACCCGTTGCGGCTTCGGCATCGGCTTTCATTGCTGACATGACACGCTTTGCGTAATCGTATGTCTTTTCCGTTCCATTCTTTGCGATTCCGGATACGGTCAGAATGTCATTATCTAAAGCCCCGTATATTTCACCGGTTTTTTTTGCTATCACACTATTTTCGTCATTTTCCGACAAAGTTATGATAGCTTTAATTTGTTCTTCGGTTAATCCCGATAACTGTGCGTTTGCCGCTAAAATCTCTCTTGTTAACATAATCTTTCCCTTTGATTTAATTAAGTAGTACTTTCACCAGCTTACCGGCATTAACCTCCACGAGTTCAATAGAATACTTCGGGGATTCTGCCTCAGTGGTGTCTACCATATAGGCCAATACTTTACCGTGATTAACTTTGTTTGTAGCTTCTGTCGATACTAAAATAACATCGGTAATTGTTCCCATCTTGATGCAATCAATAAGCTTTTGTTTTGTAGTTTCGTCCATCGCATCCAAAGCTCCGGTAATCTCGATAATCAAGTTGTCTTGCTGTGCAATCTGTGCCATATCACTATAATTTAAAAATTAAACTTCTGTTTTCTCACTGTTTTTAGGCCGACCAACACGCCGCGCAGTCTCTGTCTTTGCCGCGTTATTGTCTTTTTCCTCTTCTTCCGGCTCTTTTAATTTGCCTTCGGCCTTTAGTTCTTCCAATATTTGCGCTCTAATCGCTTGCCTTTCGGCCTCTTTTTCGGCTTCTGCTTTGGCTCGTTCTTCGGCGGCAATCCGTTCCCTATTGGCTTTTACAAATTGGTTAGGGTCGTGTAAAATATCAACGGTGTACCCCTGTTTGCGGAGGTTGTGTAGTCCGAACGTCTCAAAGAATTTCTTTCCGAAAACTTGGATACGCGGTTTTGATAGCCTTTCGCCGGTCTCCGGATTGAATTTCTTGATTTCAATCCTACAATGGTACATGTTTCTTTCGTTTGACGGACAAATAAAGTTTTCAGGCGTTACCTCCAATATCCCAACGTCCTTAATTCGTCCCGTTTCTGTTTTCACTTGCATAGTCATACATCTTTTTAGTTATTATATCTATTTTCTTACTAAACGGTATTAAGCTTCCAAACTCTAATACGTTTGTATTCTCACGTTCAAAGCGTCGTACAAAGTTAGCAAAATTTAATTTAACCCTTAAATCATCTTCGCTAATAAGTTGTTTTTCAAACAGTGTTAACGCTTCCTCACGTGTTAAATGCCTATACGGCTCCAATTCCGACAAAATAAGCATCCTTTGTAACTGTAAGGGGTCATTCCTATACTCTGTTTCGATTATCTGATTTTGTAAAGCGTCTAACTCGCCTTCGCTCGCTCCGCTTTCCTTTGCCACCTTATAACGTTCCCTTAGTTCTGTGACATCATACAGATAAAATTCAGTACCTAAATTTACCTTTGCAGAAACAAACATATTTCCATAACGTAACCGGCATACCGTTTCATCAACAAACTGCTGCGCAGCCTCAAAACCTTTCTTTATCCGGTTTAAGATGGTGCTTTGGCTTTCAAAATTAGCCCTTATTTGCTGTTCGTTCAATGCGTCGCGGGTCGTTATTTCCTCATTTGTGCCGACAATAGCAGTAATTATATTCGTTCGGAGTCTCTCATCCTCACTTACGTTATAATCTAAACTATTACGGTCAACTGTCAGAATCTGCACGGGGTTTCTTAAATCCGGTTGGTTTTCGCCGTCCGGTATTGGTATCTCTACAAAAGAACCGGCACCTGCTATATGCTTATCGCCACATTTCGGGCAACGCATTAATAAACCGGCCATATCTAATTTGTAGTGCCCTTGTTTGTCCTTCAAGAAACCGCCGTCGCAATAGTCTCCGCTTTGGTCGTCCACAAAATCACAGTTTTGCTCATAGCCTGAATATATCGGATATGACCCGTATAAGTCTAAATGTCGCTTAGATATGTGGAAGAAAAGGTACCAATCTAAAGCCTCTAATTCCTTTGTTAACGGCGAAATCTTTATATCGGGGTCTGCTAAGTTTATAGATTCATTCCAAAAGAAACGAGCCGGGCAATACCCTAAATCATGCGCATTTTCAATTATCAAAGTTCCGATATTATTGTTTTTCCCTTCAAACACTCTATATCTTTCATCATCAATAACCGCAATACGTTCCCCCTCCTGCCTGAATATAATCCATTTCATTAGGCCGGTCGAGGCATCGACTTCATACGTAATAACATCAGCAATAGGCAACCAATAGAAATACGGCGTAGGATACCCCGAATCATTCTTTTCGGCAGGCATGTCTACAATAAGGACGCTATTTATTTCAGTCTTGAAAAATTCCCATCCTTTCCCCGACCAAATTTCCGGCTCATGCAGAACTTCCTGACGATAATACTCCCAGTCGTCGCGCTGTTCAGTATTCATAAACTGATAGTTAAACGCAGGGTTTCGCCCGTCAAAGATTCTGCTTAGCTTATCAAAACAAATTCCCGTTATCTCGTTAGTTTTAACGGGATAACGGAATAATGTTTTAAATATCTTGAATTTATCATTCGGTATAAGGTTTTGGACAAAAGCCAAAAAGTCAGTAACGGGGCCGCATAGATTAGGCGTTAACGCAGTTTGTGCGTGGAACCTTATACGGCTTTGATGGAATAACGCCCTATTGATTACTTGGCGTTTCTTCGGCTCTGTTATCTGCTTTTTTATCTCGCTTATGTCTAATCCCATTTTCCTTAGTAAATTCAAAGGTTGAATCTTTCGGAAGCTCCCATCCGCCATTATTAGGCATCATTAAAAGCCTCTCCGCGTGTGCTATCTCAAAATCCTCCGACATGTTGTATTTTGGACAACATAACCGGACTTTCGTAGACTTTCCCATTATCCTGCCGGTTTTAGGTCTGTCAAAGGATTAAATCCGGGGGCGATAATTACCAAATCATCCGACCAGTTAGGCAAGAAGCTCCACTGTATCGCGTTGCTGTCGGGGGCTTCCAAGCCGCCCAATGTTTTGTCACCGATAAACAAAGCGCGAATAGGAATCGGATAAAATTTCGTTGCTACCGCTGTGTCTTTAATTGCACCGATTGCTCCGTTTTCATCAAACAGAAATACGCCCAAATTATCCGCCCAGCTTTCGCACTGGAGTTCCTTCAAAGCCTTTATGATGTTTTGGGGCGATTTACGGATAACACCGGTAAACGGCGTAACCTCACGACCGATAATTTCTTCCACACCGCCTAACGTGTCATTGCCACCGCCATAAGTACGAGGCGCGCCACCTTCTGCCGTCGGTGCCTGAATATAGGGCGAAATAGCAATCTTTGTACTATCGTTAGCCGAAATAAAGCCAGTCCACGAAGCAAGCGCCTTAATATCCTTCTTTGGCTCTGCTGCGCTATCAAAAGCATTTTTAGTTCCATTTTCTTTTACGAGGCGTTGAAATGCAACCTTTTGAATCTGACCGAAACTTTCTACACAATTTGCAACGGGTATTGTAGGAATCGCCGCTGCTGCTGGACATTCGCAAATCATAATCAATCTTTTTTTGTTAATACTAATTTGATAAATTCTCCTTTAGGATGTGCCATATACTTCTACATAGGCAAAGGTATAAAAAAAGCTTTATTTACCTACATATTAACGACTTAATTTTATATATTTGTCAATTTCGTACCTTTACGCCCCTATTTCCGTGCGCATAAGATCGAGTATTACCGTTCATTAATTCTTTTTCATATATACCGGTTAATCCGTCCTCTATATCATCATGTGCATTTGCGGAGAAATCCCGTAGAAACGTTGTCACATGATTATATATATCTTTATACCGCGTTTCCCACCCAAAAGGCATAATTATCTGCGCGTTAACCATAGCACTATTTGTAATAATCCGGCTTTCTTTGTTTCCACCTTGATAAAAGGCTTCCGTAATTGCGCGTACTTTCTTGGTCACTAACTTTTCAAAACCGGCACCGCCGTTATTACTTTCTATCCATGCCTTTTGCGTCCCATTACGGTTAATCATGGCCGGAATAGTCACAGCCGTTACCTCCGTATTTTCTTGCGTGTATTCCATATCCGTAATGAGAGCGTATAAAATAGGCTCCCATCGCCGGAGCTTTTCATTGAATACCTCGTTTCCGCTCATATATATATCATAACATGCCGAAAATGTGTAATCGTCCCCTTCGTCGGCCACGTCGGTATAATTGCCGGAACGTACATAAGTACCCCAATCTTTTTTATCTATCCATGTTTTGAATGAATGTTGATATAAGCGACCCTCCGCGCTTCCGGGGTTTCCTTGGTACAAGCACTGAAATTGTACGGGGTCTAAAGCCTTTTGACCCTCTAATTTTAACCGGCTATGTCTATTTTCCCATAAAGCCTCCCCGGGTTGCCGTGGGTCTATCTCTGTGGGGGCACTCGTTTTCAATGCTTCAAAGTTTATACGTACCCATGCGCCAGGCGGTATATTCGCAACATCTTCCCACGTTTTTATATCTATGACCTTTTCTCCGCTTTTTTCGATTCGGCCTATTAAATCATCTTCATGCCAACGAGTGAAAACGATTAGTTCCTGCGATTCATTATGTAAACGCGTCCTTACTACTGTTGTGTACCATTTCCACGCCGCATTACGAACTATTGGACTATTCCCTTCCGAATAGTCTTTATATACATCGTCCAATATAGAAATATCCACCGTTTTAGAAGTCAAAGAGCCTCCGCGCCCGACAACGCGAAGACTTCCTTTCTTTCCGACCATCTCTATAACATCGCTATTTCGTAAGTACGTGTTAGCCATTGTAACGACATTAGACCCATTTAGAAACGTATTAGGGAATAATTTTCTATATTCCGGCGTATCGATTATCCTTTGAACGTCTCTATTAAAGTCTCTGGCTATTGTTGCCGCATACGAACCGATACATATTTTTTTATTGGGGTCCAATCCTAATATAAAGGCCGGAGTCATTCGGCTTGAGCCTTCGCTGTTATGCGTAGGTACGAAATTACGACCAACTAAATAAATTCCGTCTTCTACCTGAATACAATTACCATACGCTTTATGTTTTATAGGCTCTATGCTTATAATAGACCGTCTTCGTTTTCTACTTTTAATTACTATACGTTTTCTCGCCACCCTTGTAGGGTATTCGGTAGAGGGGTTGAAGCACAACTGATATACAACTTTTTTGCCTACAACTCCGCTACTTGATACACGAGGGGGGAAACTTGTAATAACGACACTTTCGCCTAAACTCCGCAATATCAAAGCCGACCGGTCTATTATATCCTTATTCGTGTTGCTTATTGTTACACGTCCGTTTTTCTGATATACATACCCGTCCGTATCAATCAATCCGGCAATAACTTGCTTTCTTACTTCTATGGAATTAAATACAAATTCATCCCCTATATGCTTTTTCTTTATATAACCATTTTCTTTTAACGCCTTATAAAATTCACTTGAATAAAACTTACGTGTAGTAGTTCCCTTTAATTCATGAAAGTTATAAGCACTATTATTAATTATTTCTATATCATTATTACCTATATGAATATATCCACATGTCGCACAGCCATCCCCAAGCCATGCGCCAAATAAGTACGGGTCTATTCCGGTTTCCCTATCATTGAATTTTACACATACATTAGCATCAACTTGGTATTTATAGCGTGAACCTCTCTTCCCGTCTCCCTTATATAACTTTCCTTCCTGATATATTTGTTTTGTTTCTACTCTTTCCCATTTATGCCTTGTTCGATTATATACTACCCATTCATGATTACCGTGGCATTCTATTTTAGAGCCATCAGAAAACGAAACCATATATTCGGATTTAGTTTTAGGTGACACCCATAAAACCTTTTTAGGCAATCCGTCTCTTCCTAATACATAATCTCCTACTTTTAAATCCCCATGTTTAACAAACCCATTAGGGGTTATAACTTCCTCATTATCAGAAATCTCCTTGCCATGCTGAGGGGGCGCCTGCACTATCATTTTGCGTATTAACCCGTGCGCAAACATATCCAACAACGTATAATATACTACGTGGAAAGGCTCTAATACTAAATCCGGCTGTATGTATCTTGCAAAGTTAATTAGACGCTTTCGACCGGCCTCTAATACAAAAAGCTCTGAATTGTCTTTTATTGCAGAATACATCTTTAATAATTCGTCCTTTTTCATTTCTTGTAATACCTCCCTTTCTTTGTGGTATGTTCCCAAACAGCGGCATAACTAACCCCCATTTCTATGGCCTGCTCCTTAATCGACATTTTGCTATATTTGGGGTTATGATACTCTTTAGGGTCTATTTGTTTTCTCATAAGCCCCAATGATTTTGCCTTCTGATATATTCCGCGCTTGGTATGACGGGGTATTTTCTTTGAAATCTCATCTATTGTGCTGACTCCGTACTCATCCCGTAGTATTTGCACCTCTATTCTATGCCATGTTTCATGCGTCACGGCCTTTTTTACCTTTATTTGTTCCATAATTTCATAATATTAAATATTTTTCTTTCGGCTGATTTATAATTACTTAGTCTCACATAGCTCCACGGGCGGATAAAAACCGTTTGTTAAATCTTTTTTAGGCTCAAATCGGTAACAAGCACGTTCACTTCTAACCATATATTCATTTGTGAAATGACATCTTACACAAATCGGCCGGCCTAATAAGTCATAATGTCTATGGTTATCAGTAATCCACTGCCCGAAACGGCATTCTCCGCAATGATACGCCTTCTTATTCTCCGTCTTCTTCTGTTTCCTTATCGCCATTCTTTTCTATCATTAAACGTTCATATTCCGCGTTTTGTAATTTGTCGGCTATGACAAATAACATATCATTCGGTATTACTGAAATATCATATTTCGGACCACTTGAATCTACCGATACGTTGACATTCGGCAGGTCTACCTTTACCGGAGCATCCAATCCCAACAATTTAGCGCGTCTTTGTTGAACGGACAAAACCAAATCTAAGTAACGCGGATTTCCGGCAAAGGTTTCACTTCTCTCCTTTTTTAGTCCTGATTGCCGTATCTTACTAACTATGCGCTTTTTAGACCTTTCCCACGCGTCCCATAATTCGGCCTCTATTTTATCAAGCTTAGAAAGCTCTTTTGTTATATATAGGTCTATGTTTTCTTCATGCTCACGTTTCCAATTAATCAAAAGCTGCTTTAAATCCTTGTACACTCGCATAGGAGGGACAATAGCGTAATCTAATCCCATTTTTGCGTTGCGCTGGTTTAATAAATCGGATATTTGTCTATATGAATAGCCCCTCAAAAACAAGTCAGTACAAAATACTAAATCATTCTCGCGTTGTTCGGGGGTACGTCTATACCCATGCCTTAACCGTCTTAGTGGTTTATCTGTTATTTCTGTCATGA